AGTCCCGCGAGCGCCACACGCGTCATGGCAAAACCTCGAGCACCGACAGTCGCCCATCGGCATTCCGCCCACAGCGATGCCAGCCCGCCTTGAGAAAGCAATAGCCAGGATTCGTCGAGCGAACGCTCGCATCGCGGACATACGTAAAGTGCCGCTCGCCTGGCCAGCGCCGCCAGGCAATCTCATCAGCCTCGTGGATCAATTCGCTCGAGAGGCCCGCGCCTTCGTTGCGAAACAGGGTGCAACACACGCCGGCCTGGCCGTCCCAACGCTTGATGGTGTTGTGCTGCCACGCGAAGACGGCACGGCCGCAACTGCTCAGCAGCACCACACACTCGCCTGGGCCGAGAAAGTTGGTTACGCGCGCGCGCCACGGCCGCATGTTCTTGAGGCTCGAGTAGTGGCGACGATAGAACGCGAACGCACGCGGGTCGTCACGGCGCACACTCAGCCAGTGACCGTCGATCACTCGCCCACCTCAAGCTCGTGCTCGTGAACCCAGTCCACAAAACTGACCATGGCCATCACGGCCGGGCTAAGTGCCGACGTCGCGCGCACCGCCCATTGCGCGCCCTTCAGAAAACCTGCCTGGAAGGCGTCCTCGTCGGTTATCGCCTCACCCGCCCGATACAAGTACTTAAACCACTCGCGCTTGGCTTCCTCGGGGCCCTCATGCCGCCAGTCGAAGGACGTGCCGGTGCGCATGCCGTCGGACACGGACATAGCTACGCGACCGACTCGAGCGACTTGCCAAACAGCGTTTCGAGATCGCTGCGGCTCGGCTCGACGTCCTCACCAGCCAGCCATTTCGCCAGCACGAACTGCAGCGCCGGCAGGACTTGGTCGCGCGGTCTGCGGCGGCGCTGAGCGGCTAGCTCCTGGAGCGCGCGCCAGCCAACCGGGCCGAGGTCGTCTTCGACGATGGCAGGTGGACGGAGGACAGGCATAGCGCACAGTGTGCGCACGCCCGAGTCGCCAATAGACTCGCCAATTTCTTCACCAGGTTCGCCAATTTTGTGGCGCTCAGGCGGTCGCGGGACAGCCCAGCAGGCCCAGCAGACACACCACGCCGTCGAACCTGCCGTCGCTCAGCCAATCGAGCACGCCAAAGATGAAGATGCCGACCACCACCACCGCGGTGCCGTGAAAGCGCTCGATGATGGTGTCCACGAGGCGATTGGTCAGGCTGTCGTAGTACTGCGTGATCACAACCGGATCGCCTTCCTCGTCAAAAGCCGTCATGCGCACGCGATACAGATGGTGAATCTCGTCCTGTACCACGTTGAATTGCAGCGGCTCAGGCACATCGGACGACTTGACCACGTTGTTCTCGGCCGCTATCTCCCACGGTGGTCGGTCATTGGGCTGTGGTGGCCAACGACCGACCAGGTGACGCGTGGCACGGTCCTGGCGGATGTGATCGAGCGTACGGGGCTGAATTGGCGGCTCGAACTTGCCACAGAGCTCCTCGCGAATCGGTGGCCTGGTAGTGCCCGTGCTGTACCAGCGTTTCACGGCCTTCCAGTAGCGGATGACCCGAGGAGGTACGTTATCGGGAAATAGCGGCATCTGCTGTTCGACGTCCACAAGTCAGCAACCCCCTCTTCTCTGTGTAGAGCCATGCCTGGTTACTGACTCGTCCCCTAGCCTCGCCAGCCCCGGTCCACACCACGGCCGCCATTATGGAACTGCCGGGTCGCCAATCCGTTCGCCAATATCTCGCCAATTTTGGCGAGACGAAAAGGGACCGTAGCAAACCCGTAACGTGGGTGTCTATGCATGCCGGCACCCCGTTGTGGACCGGGTGTGCACCCGCCGTATCCCTGATATATGCTAGGTGCCAACTAGGTATAAGGGATGCATACTATTGGCGCCATTGGCTGAGACACCGCGCTTCCCGCTCCGCTTGCCGACCGACCTGCGCAAGCAGCTCGAAGAGATCGCTACGGCTGAGCATCGCACCCTGAGCAACCTGATCCTGTACATCGTGCGCGAGTGGCTCGCCGGCCGCGGTCGCCGCGCCTGAAAAAACTGGCGACCAAATTGGCGAGTCCGTTGGCGAGCCGGCTGTGCGCACACTTAGGGCGTGCCGTCATTGCCCCCGGATGCTCATGAGCAGGTACAGCGCGTGCTGGCGCGTGTGGCGGCCAGGCTCCTAGCCCAGGAGCTCCACCGTCTCGATCTCGATGCGCTCGGGGCCTCGACCGGGGTGAACGATCACCCGTCGAATGACAGCCTTGATGAGAGCCCGACGGTCGTCGAGGGTCATGGCGCCGGGCGTGTCCCAGTCCGCCGCCGCGTACGCCGTCCAGGTAACCCTGGCCAAACGCTCTAGCTCGTCTACGCGGACTCGCGCCTCCTCGAGCTGCCGTCTGTCTTCGGCCAATTTGCGCTTGGCGGTCGGGACATCGCCGAGATCGTCGAGAGCCTCGATGTGTCGATTGAGCGTTTCCTGGCACTGTTCCACAACTCGCTTTGCTTCCTCGAGCTCCACCGACGTGCTCGCCGTCCGCTTCTCTTCGGCAAGCGCAAGGACACGGCATGCCTCGACCTTCACCGCCTGGTCGAGCACTTTGCCAGCGATCGCCACCCTATACGAGCACCTGCGTACCAGACCCGCGCAGCGATAGGTCTCATACCTGCGCTTGCGGGGATATTCGACGCTGGCGCTCAGGTGTCCGCCGCAACTGCCACAGCGCAGGATCCCGCCCACGTGAGCGAGCAGTCGCGTCGATTTTGGTCCGCGCGGATCATGGCCCCGACGCTGTACGCGTTCCCAGATCTCACGGCTGACAATGGCCGGATGCGAGTTCTCGTTGACGTACTCGCCATGGCGCAGTTCGCCTAGGACCGTCCGCGACGACAGCAGCTTCATCACGCCGCCTAGCGACCTGACAATGCCATGCTCGCTGAGAAAATCGCGCACCGTGCGCCATGAGCCGTCGGCCGCGCGCAGTTCGAATGCCTGACGCACGACTGCCGCCTCGTCCTCATCCACGACCAGCCGCCGATCCGCGGTCTTCCGATACCCAGGCAATATCGTCGCGGTCGCCGGAGTGCCACGCGCAATCGCCCGCCGCCGCGCCTCATTGGTGCGTTCCCTCGTGACAAGCCGTTGATACTCGGCCACCGCGCCCAGCAGCGTCGAGCTCAATCGACTGCCTGCCGTATTCGCGCGCACCTCGCCGACGTCGGCGGTGAGGACGCTGCCGCCCGCGGCTTCGACGCGCTCGACGACCTCGGCCTGGACGCGCAGATTTCGGAACAGGCGATCGAAGTACGCCACGACCACGGTATCCGCCTGGCGCGCCTCGATGGCTGCCAGTGCAGCGCGCAGTCCCGGTCGACGCTCGATGGGATTACCGGCGGATACGTCCATCTCGCTATGGACGCCGATCAATTGCAAGCCATTGGCCTGGCAGGTGCTGACGATGCGATCGCGCTGTTCATCGGGCGAGATGAAGCGGTCACCCTCGCGACCATTGACCTGAGAGACGCGCACGATCCCGATGGCGCGCCGCGGAGCAGTGTCGGACATACGCCTATTATCGCACCCCGAGAATACCGAGTAAAGAATTAGGCGTGAAATTCCCGAGCGTAGGCGCGCGGTCGCAGCACATCGCGCTGCAGGTAGCCCATGTGGAACGCCGTCGGCACGTCGATCACCTCACGCAGCGGCGACCCGGGATAATCCCGGCGGACGGTCATACAGTGGTTTGTGACATGTGCCGGCCGTCTAGCCATCGGTGGTCAGCTCGAGCGGCTGCACACCGAGCGCTAGAGCGAGCGCGCGGACGGTGCTCGGGCGTGGCATATTGGTCTCGGCTTCGAGCCGAATGACCGTCACTTCGCTGAGCCGCGCGCGCCTGGCCAGGTCGCGCTGGCTGAGCGCTCGTCTCAGACGTAGCAAGCGCAGACGCGCGCCGAAGCCTTGTTCGAGTGCATGTGTTGGCATGCCCACATCATACTTGCATTGTTAGCTGAATGCTAGTACTATGCTGGCGTGGCTCAGACAAGCGGACCCGCCCGAAGCTGTCACTTCCGAGCGGGCCCTGAGGCCAACACCCCAGGTGACGAGGTGCCGACCCCATGACTAGCGTAACCAATGCGTCCAGCGCGTATTTCGCCTGGAAGCACTTTCATCCACGCGCGACGGAAGATCCCAGCGCGGTCTGGGCGGCTGCCTGGCAGGCTGGCGGCCGTGCGGCGCTCCTGAACTCAAGCCGCATCGTCGAGCTCGTGCCGATGCTGCGCGAGCTGCTGGAGTTGCTGCAGGACGGTCAGGTCGAGGCTTCCGTCCGCGCCAGCGACCGCCGCGCCGGCCCGGAGTTCTTCAGTGAGCCCGAGTACCAGTACGAGGTGCAGTGGTGAGCGTCGAATTCGCGACCCGCGCCGATCTCGAGGAGCTCGACCGACGCTTCGAGGCGCGTCTGCGGCTCGCTGAGCACATCGATGAGCGCTTCGACCGCATCGAACGTCGACTGCGCCAGTTGCGGAGTTGGGGCGCGACGGCGTTCGTGATCTTGTTGATGCTGGAAGCCTTTATCGCGTGGAGAATCGGGCTGTGAGCAGCGGCAACGGGATAGAGATCTACTGGCTAACAGCGATCGCTGGCTCACTGCTGCTGTTCATCTTCCGAGAGGAACTGAAGGCTGCGCCACGTTCACAGCGCGTAGCCGTGGCCACTCTCGTATGCATCGTGTTTGTCGCGATCCCCATGGCTTTGACTGGAAGACTGAAATGAGCATGACTAACGGCCGCGTGCCGACGGAGCAGGTCGAGGGTACCGTCGAAGCCACCAATGCCAAGGGTCTCAAGATCGCCGGCGCCTGGGTCAACGTCTCCCAATTTCGTCCTGTCGAACTGCCCGATGTCGGCGCGCACGTCCGCGTCGACGTCGACTCCAAAGGTTTCATCAAGGCGCTCGAGGTCCTCGACGCTCATCCACACCTCAGCAAAACCGGAGGTGTGGATGACCGCATCACGCGGCTGGCGGTGCTCAAGGCCGCGGCCAACTTCGTCGGCCTGATGGGCCAGTCTCGCGAGGATGTCCGATCCGAGCACGTCCTGCCACTGGCCGACAAGTGGCTGGCCTGGATAAGTGGGCAATGATCGAATTCGAGCGCGAATGGCACGGCAGCGGGGTGCCGTTTCAGGTGCGCACGAGTGACATCGTCAGCTTCTGGCCGCTTGACGCTGAGCGGACCATTGTCGAGGTGCGCCAGATGGGCAGGGTCGTGGCGCTGGCCCCATACGCGCGGATCAAGGGTTTGATGCAGGCGCTGGGCTCACTGATCGAGGGCGATGCTTAGCAATGACATTCCCGTCTGAGGCAGATTTCCGTTACCACCGCGTGGGGAATGTGCTCCATGTCGTCACGAAGAGCCTCACCAACCACGAAATGCGAAACATCCTGATCGGCTTCTGGCTGACCCTGGATGAAGATGATCGACGCGACCATATCGCGGAACTCCAGCATTACCTTGAGCCAGGTAGCCGCCCGCCCGGCGTGGCCATAGAAATGGCTCAAGCGATCATCGCTGAGCGAAACAAGACTTCTTGATAGAGGTAATTGTGGATAGATCTACCAAGATCCTGTTGCCACCGGGAGTCAAACGTGCCCAGGGTCGTGACCGCTGGCCGACCCCTGACACACTGAAGCTCAAGCACGGCGCTCTGCTCAAGCATGAAGGTGAGTGGGTGCCGATCGCCTCAACGAGCGGCAAGGTCTATCGCGGGCCGTATGGCCTGTGTGTGATCGTCTCGCTGGATGATCGTGGCGAGCCGTGGGGCGTGATGCTCCACATGAGCCTGAGCCTGCCGAAAGGCTATCCCGATTGGGATCTGATCTATGCCGTGACGCGCGCCGTGTTTGGTGAGGAGATCGACACCATGATGCCCATCCCCCGCGAGGAAGCGTTCATCCATGGAGCCGTCGAGGAGCAGCGCCGCGGCAAAGCACGCCAGGTCTTCCACGTGGTCGAAATGCCGCAGGCGTGGCAGTCCGAAGACCCTTGGTAGACCTAAGTGCCCGTTATGACGAGCAAAACGATCACGCTAAGCCACGAGGAGTACGACCGATTCGCTGCTGCGATGAACGAACTGCGCGCCGAGAACGAGCGGCTGCGGGCAGTGCTCCGGACATTGGCCGATGCGAATGACTGGCACCCCGTTGACATGCAGAACTTCGCTCGCGAAACGCTAAAGGACCTCTAGAGCACGACCTTGACAGGGTCGTGCGGCCTGTACCTGCGGCTTACCTCGCGACCCTGGGCATTGCGCAGCGTGACCAGCACCACCCTGCGCTCGATGGTCACCGTCTCGAGCCGAACACCCATCACTGTCGCTTCCGAGGGCATTCTGTCCCGGCGGATCGCCGTCAACACGACATCACCGGGTTCGAGCTTCACCGCGAGCTTTAAGCCGTCAGTCACCAGGTTGGTATAGCCCAGTAGGATTCTGTATAGTTGGCGCCCCGGCCGTTGAGGGGCCGGGGCACCTTGCACAACGAAGGGGTTATCTTCGCCATGCACTTTCAATCTTCGCACGCCGCGAAGCCGCGCCTGTTCACCATCGCCCGCGTAGTCGTTACGGGCCTGGCCCTGGCCATGAGCCTGTTGCTCGCGCTCCACGGGCCTGCCGCGGCGCAGGGCCTGACCCGCTACGAGACCTGCGCGGTCGGCTGGCATCCGCCGACCCCCGGCGAACTCCACTACGCCAACATCATCCTGATGTACAGCTCGGTCAACTACCAGCCGGACATCCAGGCCGACGCTGCCGTGTGCAGCGAGCTCATCAGCTACGGTTGGTTTCCTGTCAGCAAGTACGGCGAGTGGGAACGCCGCAATGGCGGTCCCTTCGTGCCGGTCTGTAGTTATGACTGGCCCTGGGGCGATTCCGTGACCGCCTACGCCTTCCCCGGCTACGAGACCATGGTCGCCCGGGAATGCCTTTCAACCCGCTTCAGTGGCGGCAGCGGACCGTACTGGTTCTAGAAACCGACTAGACAGAGCCCCCGCCTCTACCGGGGGCTTTTTGTTGCCTTCAGAGCAGCCGCGCCAGCGCCGCGCCACCGATGAGTCCCGCAAGCACGACATCAAGCCGGCCTATCGCGGCAAACACGATGCACAGGATCAGCACCAGTAGCGCGATAAGCCAGCCGATGGTGATAGCAGGCATGGTGAATTGCACAGTCACTCTCCTCACTTGAGCAGGACCACACTGAATGGCCCCAGCCGCTCGAAGTCGGTTTGCGTCAGCACGTCATAGATGCCTTTGTAGCCAGGCGCGGAATTGGCGATCCAGAGCGCGGCACCGGTGACCCCGCGCAGGGCAATCCAGTGGTACCAGGCGCTGCCGCTCATCTGGCCAGTCGTGCGTTGCGCGAGCTCGTACACCGTGTCGAAGTCGAGCCAGCCCTGCTCGGTGCCCTGGTCATAGCTGGCGTACACCTCGCGCAGCGCTGGACCGCTGGCGTCCATGAGGCCCCAGGTGGGGTTTATGTTCTCGGGATAGCCGATCTGGTTGATCGTCTCCAGGCGCGTGTGGCTGGGCGCGACCAGGCCCGTCGACTTCAGCACCCAGTCGAGCGCGCAGGCGGAGCACGTCCAACTGAAGGTCTGGGGCCGCATGAAGAGGTTGGGGTCCCAGCCAGCCCCGTCGGCCGCGTCGTCGACCTCAAAAGGGCACGCGGCGAGTCGCGTTGTCCTCCTCGTAGTACCAGTAGACCGCGTCGCGGCCGAAGGTCTGGCTGATCTTGTGGCCAGCGTCGAGGATGATGAATTGCTCATCGCTGCGCGGTTCATCGCCAGCCTCGGTCATCGCCTGCTGCACGCCTGGGCCGATGTTGTAGTCGGTCATGGTGGTGTCCCCTGGATGTGATCGCCGTCGGTGCCCAGATAGGCGGGGTTGGTGCGCATCAGCACGTCGTACTCGGCCATGTCGTGGATCACGCCGACGCTGTTGTCGGGCCCGACGCCGCCTTTGGGCTCGAGGCCCACGATCAGACGATCCGACTTGCGGTAGACCACCTGGAATATATTCGGCGCGTTCTCACGTTGCTCGCGCTGGGCGGGCGTCTCGAGTTGCCAGCGGCCAGGGCCATCCATGCGGTTGACGTTCAGCCGCACGTGTGACTCAGGCATGGCGCTGGTGTCACCTGCCGCGGTCTGGCCGCACGCACAGCCGGCACGTTCGGTCTTGTTGACGAACATCTGCTGCACCTCGAGCGGTGCCGCGCCGCCACCGACGGGGTGGGTCGAGCTCGCACCGCAACCGTCCGGGCAGTTGAGCACGATGTAGTTGTGGTTGTCGCCACTGAGCGGGTCTGCACTCCACAGGACCTCGGCGGCGGGAATAGTGCCGTTGTGGCTGAGCTCGTCGAAGACGACCTCGATGCTGCCGTCGGGGTTGAACGTGACTGGTCGGACACTCATCGCGGTTGCTCCTTACGGATTCGCTTCGATGGCAACGTTCGCCGCACCGTTGAAAATCACCAGCGTGCCGTTGCCTGCCGCCAGTCCTGAAGCAGTGCTGAAGAGCAGCCGCGCGGACAGCAGGCCGATCTGATCTGCCGATCCAGCCGTGAGTGCCTGAGCTGCGCCGGCCGCCGTATAGGCCGCCATGTTGGTGGGCGTGGTCACTGTCACGGTCGGCGTGACTGCTTTGGTCGTGCTCCAGCGTAAATGCCCCTGGCCCGACGTGGTCGATGTGCAGAAGGCAGAACAGATCTGCGTGGTGTTGTTCTGGTTGAACTGGTCGTAGTACCTGAGACACCGCGCCAAGTCGTCCGCCGGCGTAAGTGGCGCGTAGTCGGCCGCCACCGAGCCCACCACCAGCATCGCGTTATCGAGATAGAAAGAGGTCCCGCCCGCGAAATACACACCGACGTACAGCGCCGTGGCGGAGCCCGACAGAGTCGCGGTGATGCTGAACGTCTGATAGCTGGTAGTGGTTGCCACCGCAGCCACGCTGTACTGCGCGACGCCGTCATTGATATACGGTTGGACCTGACTCACAGCCAGGCTCTTGACGCGGACGCTGAACGTGACAGTCCGCCCCCGTAGTTGCCGGAAATCCTCGATCTTTTGCTCTACGCGAACACTATTGCCGCCACCTACGCCTGGGCTGGGTATGGTCGATGTCGTAACAGGACATCCCAGGCAGTACAGTGAGCCAGCATCCGCGTTGGCACTGTCCTGAACCCAGGCTGAGCCTGCGACGCCTGAACCGCTGATCTGTATTTGCCAGCGGTCCGCCAGAAACGCACCTGTGCCTGGTACCCCGAAGTTAGTTCCCCGTTGCCAGATCTCGAAGCCGCCGTCGGCAAGCAGGTTCAGCCGCGCCGTATCGGTGCCCAACTTGACATTCGTGACCGCCTGATTGGCGATGTCCGCGGTGGCGATCGTGCCGTCGAGGATCGCCGCGCTGGTGATGCTGCCCGTGGGCAAGATGAGCGGCGAGCCGAGCTGCACGCCGTTCACATCTGCGGTGATCAGCGGCGTGCCGTCCGACTTGAGCACGCTGAGCGCGCGCGAGTTGAGCGGGTCCGTGTTCTGGACGGTGAGTGAGTAGTTGGTCGGATCGTTCAGCGCGGTGAGCGCCACCGGGACGCCCTTGTTGGGTGTGCCCTTGAGCAAGTCAATGACCTGCTGGACCTGCACCGACTGCTGCAGCGAGCCGGCGATCACGTCATTCAGCGTAGGCATGGATGCTCAAAACCTCCGTCTCGCTAGTTCACCCAGATGGTGCCCGAGTCCCAGCGGTGGCCATCATCCCAGCGCAACTGCAGCGTGCTGCCGACGTCGGCCGCGCTCAGCATCTTGACCAGGACGGTCGCCACGATCACCGGCTCGTTCACGTCGCGGCCGGCCTCGGCGCGCAGGTACAGCACTTGCCGCGAGACGGGTGGAATGACCAGGCAGGTGTAGCTCTCGCCGAACTCGTCGCGCACCGTGCACGGTCCAGCCGTCTGCAGCCGCGACAGCGTCCGATAGTCCTCGATCGCGCGGGAAATATCGTAGCCGCCGAAGCGGTCCTGATTGCCCATGCCCAGCAGCAACTGGTACGTCCGCAGCATGCGCACTGCGGTGCGCACCTGAGAGCGCGGCATCAGCACGCGCATGATCGCTGGCGCGGTGGTGGCACCACTGCCGTCCAGCCGAAAGCCGATGCGCCGCCCAGAAAATGGCTGCGCCGCGGGCAGCATCGACTGCGGCGAGGTGTTGGCCACGCCGAACTGGCTGTACGCGCCGCCCTCGGCGTTGACGTTCACCGTCATCTGTGTGCCGGCGCCCAGGTTGTCGCCCTCGACGTCGATCTGCAGCAATTGCTTGGGCGTCGCGGGGTGGCCCCAGTCCTGGCCAGGCACGAAGAAGCGCCACGATTGGGCGAAGCGATACTCGCTGTCCTGGAGCGGGTTTTCCGTCCGCGGCAGGATCGCGTAGTTGAGCTGGTTGCCAGAGCCGAACCAGAGCCGCGGCGGCGAGCTGAGCCCCGAGACGTACAGCAGGTAGCAGCGCTGCCCTGGCACGAAGATGATGCCGCCGTGCCACAGCATCGGTGAAGGCCCGATCGCCGACGGCGACGGCCCGTAGCCGTAGCCATAGCCAAACGGTGAGACACCCGCGTCGCCCTGCATGATGTCGCGGCCCATGCAGATATAGGTGTCCACGCCGTTGTAGAGCGAGATGATCTGCCACGGCCCGTACGACGTGGACGCCAGGATTTTTCCTCGCACCGGCGTCTCGTTGGGCAGACCATGGCCAGGCGTGACCGTCACCAGGCGGCCCGAGGCGGCGCCGCTGACATCGAGTCGAAACAGGCCGCTCAGGTGGCCGGTGTAGACGAACCCGCCGCTCGAGTGGCCAGCGATGCCGTTTTCGTCGTCGATCGCCTGGGCGAAGAACGGCATCAGGTTGGGGCTGTGGCCGGTCACACCGTCGACGTCGTGCAGCCCGTTGGTCTTGGCCACATACACGTGCGTCTGATCGCCGATCAGGCGGTTGATGCCGTACGTGGTGTCGCCGACGGAGATCGCCGCGCCCCAGTTGGCGGGCGTGAGCGGTGCCGTGGCCACGTTGCGCACCGAGCTCGCGGTGTCCTGGGCGATGAGCTGGAAGGCACCCGTGGTGCCGAGCGGGCCGCTCGACTGGTACCAGGCGGTGGCCATCGACTTTCGCAGCACGCCGGCGTTGTTGGTCCAGCCGCCCGCGCCGGGCGCCGCCTTCTGCCACAGCAGGCCGGGCGCACTTGAGCTGCTCGAGCCCACACTGGTCCCGCAGTACAGCGCGCCCGCAAACGTCTCCAAGTCCCAGGCGACGTTGCCCGCGCCCAGGTCCAGGTCCTGCACGGGCGTGCCCGTACCGCCAGGAATCTGGTAGACGAAGCGGCCGGCGCCGACATACAGGTCGCCGCCGTACTGCATCGCGCAGCGCGGAAAGTCGAGCACGCCGGGCAGGCTGACCGCGTTCACGAACGGGCCCGGCAGCACCAGGCGCGGAAAGCGTGCGTCGACGTTTTCACCCCAGGCGTACGTTCCACCCAACAGGCGCCAGGAATAAAAGGCGCCCAGGTGAAAGGTGTCCATCACCAGGGGCTCGTCGCTCGGGTCGACCGGCTCGCCGGTCAGTTGCGGGATCGAGGTCTGGTCGTCGCCGCCCGTTGCCCGACCCTGGCCCCTGCCGCCATTCGCCGCGGCGCTGTGCTGAAACAGCGTGTAGTCGTTACCGTTGATGTTGACGCTGTCGCGGAGCGGAAAGACCGGCACGCTAGGCCGGCGTTACGACCGTCGAGCCGTACCCGAAGTTGTCGCGCGAGCGCACCGAGAGCACCGCTGGCCAATGCTGCTTGCGTACCTTGGGGTGTTCGAGCGTCAGCCGCTTCCACTGATTGGCGGCCGCGCGCGCCTGCGCACGTAGCGCGCGCGAAGTCGTCTGGTCGTCGGGCATGCCCCACTTGCTGAGCTCGAGGTGCACCCACGGCGCGCCGACGATCTCCATGCCCATGAGCGGCAAGAGCGCCTGGTCAGTCTCGTTCTGCAGCCCCTCGGTCAAGGCCATCGCCCAGCCGCTGCCGGTATTCAGCCACCACGACATCGGCACGAACAGGCGCGGCTTGAGCGTGTCGCCGGCGTTCAGCGGCGGCATGATCTCGATGCCGGGATTGTCGCCACCGGGTACCCAGCGCCAATTGACCATCAGGATGTCGTCGTCGTTGGCCTGCATGCCTGAGCTGCGGTAGTAGACCTCGACGATCTGGTCCTCGGCCTGCAGCCACGGGTAGAGCGTGCCGACGGGATAGACGCGCTGGTCCTGCACCGCGGCGATGCTCGTCGTCTGCACGGTCCAGCACTCGGCGAGCACCTTGTTGATCAGGTCGTTCAGCCCGACCCGCCCCTCGTAGCGAATGGGCGGCAACTTGCCCAGAAACTCGACCACGGTGCCCGAGGGTGTGGCTACGGTGTGGTTGCGCTCGACGGTCACCGTGCCGTTGCCGGCGTTCAGGCCGCCATACACCACCCGCCGCACCTGGCCGGCGTTCGGCCCCGCGGGCTGATATTCCCAGGTGTTGCCGAGATGCGTCGCCTGCAATTCGCTCGATTGGAAGTCGGCGATGACGAGTTGGTTCTGCTGCAGTGCGAGTGTGGTGGTGGTGGTCTGAATATTGAAACCGGCCATGTCGGCCAGGCGGTGGCGGTATTGCGTCAGCGTGGCAGGCACTGGAAAAACTCAGGCGTTGGCCTCGAAGGCAACCGTTGCCATCACCCGCGCGTGTCCGGTCGTGGCCGGGATCGAGTTGATCTGGATGGTCAGCCGATCACCGGGCCGTAGATTGCGCGAGTTGGGGTCCGGCAGCGGATTGGCGAACTCGCCAGTCGACGCGGACGCCAGTGTGGGCTTGTTGGCGGCAATTGAGTAGACGGTCGTGCCGTTGAGCAGCACGTCGCCGACGGTGTTGCCGGCGCCCACGCCGGCGGTAACCGCCAGGAACTTCACACCGGTGATGCGCTCAAAGCATGGCGCGACGTATTCGAACAGGATCTGGGCGGCGGTGACCGCAGCTTGCGAGTAGCCCTGGGCGGTATCGCAGATGTTGCCGGGTTGGGAGCGGGTGCCTGGCATGAGGGGAAAAGCCTCCTACCTTACTAGCAGGGGTAAGCCTGTCCTACGGAGTTTTCTCAATGGGGATACGGCGCGCCGCGTGGCGCCGCTCGCGACGTCGCTCGTTTGCCCGCTGGCGCTGCTCGTCGCTGATCTGAACTTGTGCCGCGACGGGTGGTGTCTCGTCCTCCTCGTCCTCGTCATCGGATGACCGCTGCCTGGGTCGGCCGTAGCCCAGCGCGTCGAGCGCGGCGGCCACGCCAGTGGCGATCGCTAGCGGGTCGGCGGTCTTGCCACCGGCGACCACGCCACTGCGCAACAGCCCGTCGACGATGACCTGGCCGAGCTCCATCTGCTGGCGGCGATCCCTGTGCATGACGTCCTGGTGCTGCTTGAGTGCGCGGTCGGTGGGAAAATCGTCGCGGTCGCAGTACGCGCACGCGTCGGGCGTCTGGGGCAGTGATGTGCCCTCAAGCTGCGGAAAGTGGACCGGGCGCGCGCCGTGCCAGCAGCCCTGGGCCTTGCGCGAGCCGCCACCGGGTGTGCCCCGGTGACTCGGATGCTCCCTGGACTGACCGACGTGCTCGTCGCAGGTCGGCACCAGCGGTGGCCGCAGGTGGTAGCCCAGCTGCACGATCTGCTGCACGGACATCTCATGCGCGCCGCCGGCCTGAAACAACGGCTCGTAGGGATGGTCCATGTAGTACGCGTGCGAGCAATACTGGCCGTAATCGTTCAGCGGCTGGATGCCGCGGTTGATCTTCTTCATCAATTCCAGCGGCTGCGCGTCGCAGGCATGGATCTCGCCATTGGGAAAACGGCAGTAGACCAGGCCCTGGTCGGCGATCACCGCGCCGGGCTCGCTCGGTCTCAGGAGTTCAGCCATGCAGGTGGGGGCTCACCTTTCTCGTGGACGTACTCGGTCGGGATGACGGCGCGGTGGAAGACGGCTTGATATTCCCAGTCGACCTCATCGGTCATCAGGTGCGCCGCCTGCGGCCCGAACTGGGGTAGGGTCGAGATACGCCACAGACTATCGTCGGGCGGTTCTGCCCGCGCGGCGTGACCTGGCTTCCGGCTCACCTTGGGTGGACGTTTGCCAAAGCCCTTGATGGGCACGACGGGCATCGGGCCGCGAGGTCTGGCATCAGACAGGCCGACGAAGGTCCAGCCTTGCTTGCCGAGGCCACGGATGGTGCGCTCGAGCGCCCAGTTGCGCGCCTTGTCGAGCTCGTCCGGGCTCGCGCGAGCAGAAACGCGGACGTGGAAGCGCACCACGTACGCACGCTGCCCCTGTTCCGGCTTCAGCAGAATGGCGGGCATCAGTTGTAGACGACGTTGAACGCGCCGGCGGAGCCCGGCGTGCAGTACATGCCAGTCCTCGCTGGCACGTCGATGGGGACGACGCCAACCGCGGGCGTCGTCGCGGTAAACAGGACGGTGCCCGAGGCCGCGCTGGGATTGTCGTAGATGGTGATGCTGCCCGTGATGGCAGCCGTGACAATGAGCTTCATCAGCCGACCCGCGCGCGGCTTGACAACGCCGGCCACGGTGGTGAACGACACGTAGTCGGCACCGGAGAAGACGTTCTGACTCACGGGATCACTAGTTCTCAACCATGGATGACATACTCCTATGCAATGCTTGGCACATGTTCACGGACCTGGCATACACGGCTGGTTTTCTCGATGGCGAGGGCCATGTCGGCATGACGAAATGGGGGACGAGTTGGCTGCCGGTGCTCATCATTACCAACACGGATCGACGTGTCATCGACTGGCTGGTCGAACGGTATGGCGGCAAGGTGTATATCCATGATCGTCGCAACAGCGTGCATAAGCCGCGCTTCAATTGGCGACTCGTAGGTAAACACGCCACCACGCTGCTGGAGCAGGTCCTGCCGTATTTGATTCTGAAGCGCCAGCAGGCCGAACTCTGCCTCCGGTACTACTCGGAGGGCGGCAATTTTCATGATGGCAATAATCGATTGCCGCACACTGAGTACAAACGGCGTCGCCAACTTCACGCCGAACTCAAGGAACTAAATAGACGAGGAACAACTGCCGCTACTTGACACACAAAAGTTTGACTGTCCAGTCAGAGCTATTCGTCGTGGCAGATGCGGCCTCATCCGCTTCCAATCGTTCGTACATACCGTATATCGTATCCATCGAGACCACCCAACTTAGATCAAGCGGTGAGTACCAAGTGTGGGTAGTAGGTTGCCTTTGAATGGCCTTGAAATAATGGCTCTTCGACCAGAACGCGCCAGTCGCGTTGGGCGCCGTGCCGGCCAAAAGTTGTGACTCGTAGGCATCGGCCCCGTACAACCTGCCGACTTTGGCCTCCTCGACGGCGGTGCCGGTCTCGGCGTCGCCTATATACAACTGGTTCGTAAATTTTTCGAGTTTTAAGAAGCCGCTATAGGTGGCCGGTGGGACCGCGATGAACCACGGTCGCGGCGCGGCCTGGTTGCGTAGCAGCGTGCGGCTCTGGATCAGGTTGTCATCTGTCAATTCAGCCCCAGTGGTGCCGACGGAGTTGGTCGCCGCGGAGAACAATCCCGCCGCGTCCACGTCCATCTGGCGCGCGAGCGCGTACGCGCCGGCCAGGGTCGTCTCCGAGCGGATGTCGTAGCGGCTCTGGATCTCGGCGATGTCCTCAATCATCTGCGCCAGGGCGCGGTGGCCGTTGGTCATCGGCAGGATGAACTGCTGCTGCGTCTCGGTGATGGCCTGCGGCGTGATCGGCGTGCCTGGTGCCTTGGCGGCGGTGGCCAGGTTGTGGCGCGAGGGCAGGTTGATGGTGTTGGCGTGCTGATCGACGAGCGCGCTCTTGTCGTCGAACAGTGCCGCGACGACGACGTCGAATTGAATGCCGCGGTTCAGTTCTGGCGACCACACCTGGTCGATATACGTTGCGCCAGTCGTGATCGTGACGTTGGCCAAGGTATGAACCCTCCGTACGAGGGCGTCTTTGTCAGAAGCCCAAAAAAATCAGGTGCGGTTGGCGGCGCGCTCCGCTTCGGCCGCCATCAACGCCGTGAGCGCATCAACCTGCGCTGGGCGCAATTGGCGGGCTTCCTTGGGCGACATCGCCGCGTATTGCTCGAGTGTGATGGTGTCTGAGCTGCTGCTTGGTCCATTGGCGCGTTCAGGCGTGGCGCGCGAGCCTACCAGGCGTCCGCGCAGGCCCTCGAGCTCGGCCTCGAGCCGAACCACCTGCTCGTCGCGTGATCGCTTGCCCAGGTCAAACGCTCGTTTGGCCAACTCGGCGGCAGACGGCGCGGTGTGCAGGTTCTGGTAATCGGCATCGGCGATGCCGTCGAGGTCCTTGAGGTTCGCGAAATCGGCAGCCATCTCTTGCAGGACCTGCAGACGGGTGGTCTGCATGAGCGCCTGCGCCTGCTGGTTGCCGCGATACATCTGCAGGATGCCCCGCCGCGCTTGGTCCTGGGTGGCGTAATCGGGTGCCTCTAGGTCGCGGAAGAGTTTTTCGACGCGTTGATTGGCCTCCTGCTGCGTTTGCTGCATGAGGCTTGCTTGCTGTTGCGTTTCCTGTTCGCGCTGCAGGGCCGCGCGACCCTCGGCCAGGCCTCGCTGGTACGCGTCTTCGTTCGCTCGACGCCGGGAGCCCTGTGGCTGTTCAGTCGGCGCAGGTCCAGCAGCTACTTCGGGCGACTCAGACGGTTCGGGCGGCGCAGCTTCCGGTGCCGGCGCGGGCGCGGCTGGTGGGGTTTCTGCTGGGCGGAGCTCTGGCGCGTACAGCGCCAGATCCGGGCCGAGCTGGATCGAAACCTGGTCAGCGGGCGCGGGCGTGGCAGGTGCGGCTGGATCGACCGAAGGCGGAGGCGTGACCTCTTGGGTCATGGCTCAGACAGCCGAAAGCGTACAACCCTTGTCTCGCCTATCCAAACCGGTTATAAGAGGGCTCCCGCGCCGTTGGAGCGGCCGGGAGCATGGCAACAGAAAGGATCGACTTTCCGATGCACCTTCGATCGTACCGCGCGCTCGCGCGCACCGTGGCTCTTGCGAGCCTGCTGGCCGTCCTCGCCCTGCCAGCCATTGCCTCGGCCCAGTCGTACTCAAGCACGTATTCTGGCTACGCCGAGACGTATCCGACCTACGGTGGCGGCTCCACGACGTATTACTCCAATGGCGTCTCTGCCCAGACGTACCCGACGTATGGCGGCGGGTACTCGACGTACTACTCCGACGGCGGCTATGCCAATAGCACGCCAACCTATGGCGGTGGCTATTCGACGTACTACACCGCCCCGGCGTACGGTTACCCGTACCCCTGAGGTATAAAAGGCTCCCGCGTCGAGTCCGACACGCCTCGACCGGGAGCACGGCACCGAAAAGGAGTCAAGCCGTTCGATGCACAACCAGTCTAACGAACCGCCTGAGCACCGCCACCCGGAGCTCGAGCGCATGATCGCTGAGCGATACCGGCTGCTCCATGAAGTCACCGTGACGGGCTTCGCCGACCTGCTCAGAGAACTGCGCGATGGCTTCGAACAGGTTAACGCTCGGTTTGAACAGGTTGACCGCCGGTTCGATCGTGTCGAACAGCGCCTAGACGGGATCGAGGCCTATCTTCGACGCATCACCCCGGACGGCCAGTAGGCATGACGCAATCGCAGCCTAGCGCAGATTCTCTCATTGAAATCGGTCCAGGATTTTCCGTTCCCAAGTCACGACTAGCGAGAACCCTCTGGCCAGGACTCAGCGACGACGTATTAGCGGCACTCAACAACGTCGACGCCGACGAACTGCTGAGGCAATTCCGCATGCACTTTGACCCGCCTCCCTACCAACTGGATTGGTCTGCTGCCGAATGGGCCGAACACCGGCGCAGGATTGCTGAACAGAAAAACCGCGGCTCAGACAGCCCCGGCTGACGTTGCGGCCATCAATCGTTGCAGGCCTGTCTGGCCACCTAGCAGCGACTGCATCAATGCCGCGTGCGTTGCCTGTGCACGCATGATCGCCGCCTGATTCAGATACTGATCCGCGAGACCAGCCGGTAGATAGCTCTCGACCGGCGCGAGGACACCGGTCCCGATCATGCGGCCGGCAGCATCCGTGCCCATGTCGCGCAGCACCATTTTCTCGGCCGCGCTTGAGGCAGCCTGGTTGATTTGCTGGAGCGCGACGCGCTGCGCCTCGAGCGGCATCGTCCGCCACTGGGGAGACTGGAGCAGGCTGCCCGTTGCCTGGCGCAATACCTGGCCACGATATTCCTCATAGCGATGCTGCTCCTCGGGCGTGAGACGGATCTCGGCTGATGGACCGTACGGTATTGTCTCGGGTGCACGGGTGGGAGTGACGTCCGCAGCAGCCATGGCCGCCAACACGGGATTGGGATTGACGACACTGCTACGCGGCAACAGCAATCCGGCGCCCTGTTGTGGATTGGGCACAGCCTCGCCGGCTGCGGTCAGACGCGTCGGCACGTTCTGACGCAGGCCCGGCAAGCCCATCTGGATCGCCTGCGAAACGAAGGCGGCCGGAGCACCGGGTTGCGGTGGCGGCACCTGGCGAGCATAGGGATCTTGCAGGCTTGCGATATTGCCGAGCAACGCGCCCTGTGGAATGAGCGACTGGATGACGCTCGCGACCTCAGACGGTGCAGCTCTGCCGAGCTGCGCGCTCGAGCCGATCGCGTTCAGCACTGAGCCGACCGAACGCAGGAAGGTTTCATTGTTGAAATAGCGACCTTCACGCGCCGCGAAGTCACCCAGCATGTCCAGCGCATTCGGCGGCCGTTCGCCCTGGGGTGTTTTGATCAGCCCCATATAGCCGCCCTGTTCCGGGCCATGCGTCGCCTCATACGCGTTGGCCCCCTGCGTCAGTGCCCAGCCGACTGGTCCCAAGAGGTGGCTATCGAAGTAGCGCCCGCCGATGCGAATCGAATCGGGGCGCCAGCCCATATCCTCGAGCGTCTGGCGCGCCGCCGGATCGGCGGGACCTTCACCGGTGATATTGCCCTGTCCAGCCTGGTTGTAAGCCTCGTATGCGAGCCCGAGACCGATCAGGTTATTGCGTAGGCGCTGTGCGAGTGGTGTCACCGCGTCGGCTGCGCCACGCCCCGCAAAACCAGTGGGGCCGGCGTATGGTCCTGCGCCAACTGCCGCGCGCGCCACGTCCCAGGCAGTGCCAGCTATACCCAGGGGAGAGGTCTCGAGGCCCTGAGTGGCGATGTGATAGCCGACATTGAAAATCGGCATTATGAATCGCAGCATCGGCGATTGGTCGACCGCATTTCTCAATGCCTGACCCGTAGTGCCGAGCGCGCCAGTCAATGCGGCTCTATCGCCTGCCTGCTGCATCGCGGTGATCATGTCCTGCGTGGGGTTGGCCACCAGTCTGCTGACCTCGGCCTGCCAAGCTGGGCCGAAACGAACGAAGCCGGCGTCGGTAGCCTCGGTGGCAGCACCGCGCCACAAGTCCATGTGCTCTGCGATCTGACGCGACAGGTCCTGCAGCACTGGGTGCAGGCGGACCGCGCCGATGAGTCCCGTCTCGGCCGCTTGCGCGCCCAGACCACCACCCATCTGCTGTGCCAACGTGCCTGGTTGGCCGAGCGTTTGCGCGGCGGTGAGCGCCCATGAGCGCAGACCCTGCATGGCACCGTACAACTCCATCGGCACGGCCTCAGCATGTCCGCTGAGCACAGATGCCGGTACATCACTGAGCAACTTGAGCCCTGCCTGAACTGGCGTATTCAGCGCGATATGCGCGAGCGAAGGAATCCCGCCGGCCAGAGACCCGATACGCGTCGCCTGAATCAAATCACCGATATTCGGCAATCCTGTTCGGGCAATAGCTGGTGGCTGAAGCGCACCGCCCACCGGTTGAACGGCGCCGCCCACCGCGAGGACCGCATTCTGCGCGCGCTCGAGATCTTCGGGTGTCATCCGCGGGTTGGGCAGGAATGTGCCGTACTTATCTTGGAGATCCGCCATCACGTTGATGGGATGATTCGGCTCGGTGATATTGGGGAAATACTCACGTCTCAGCGCGTTGATGTCGCTGTTGGCGATCAGGTCGCCCACGCGCTGCATCGCTCGAGCCGCCTCGGGGACCGGACCGAATTCCGCCGGATTGGTCAGAAACGCGCCGAGTCCGCCCAGGGTCCCGCCAAGGACAGGCGCACCGGCGATCGCCTGACCGAGCGGCGAGGCAGCCAGGTTCTGCAACGCGCTCTGACCAGCCGGAAATAACGGCGCGTTCAGATCGATCGCGCCAGGTGGCGAGGGAAGACCGAGCGCATTGCCCAGAACGCTTCCCGTGAGCGCCTGCTGCGCCGTGGCCTGCAGTGGCTGTAGTACGCCACCCGCGGCGCTCAAGACCGTCTGCGGCAGCGCCAGTGTGGCATTCAGGGCATTCTGGGTGGTGGGGCCGAGCGCACCGCCGAGCGCGCTCGGCGCGTTCATCACTGCCTGACCCACTGCGGTGTTGGCCAGGTCGGGCCGCACGCCCGAGGTGATCAGATTCTGGACTTCCTGGACTGCCGACTGCCCCGGCAGCAAGCTCGCGGCGGTCGACAGCGCCTGTCCGGCGATATTCGGGATACCCGCGGCAGTGAGCGCGTTGCTTGCGAGCTGCTGGCCGAGATCCAGAGACGGTTGGATCAGCGGCTGCGTGAGTTGCTGCACGGCGGGCTGGATTGCCGCGAATCCGCCGCCCAGCGCCGTGGTCGCCTGCTGACCAACGTTGGTCACGGCGTTCAGCACGTTCTGGGCCTGCGTCATGATGCCCTGCGAGACCGGCTGCAGGAGATTGCCGGCGGCCGAGGTAAGCGCCTGCGCGCCCTGGGCGATGGTGCCTGCGCCTTGCTGCAACAGTTGCCCGACGGCGCCCGGCACCTCGCCGATCGCCTGTCCGGCGCTCGAGGCCAACTGACCGACCGACTGGGCCAGCCCGTCCTGCTGCGCCAGTGGATGGTCGGCGAAGATCGCGCCGCGAGCGGCACCCTGCGACTGCGGCATGGCGTTGATCTGCGCCGGCGTCATCCATTCAGAGCCGCCCTTCAGATCGGTGCCCGAGGTGCCGACGTGCAACTGTCCAGTCTGCGCGTTGTAACCGTCGACATAGAAGTAGTGGCCGGGCGTGTCGACGATGACCGGGTTGCCGCCCTGCGCGTCGCGGCCGACCTGACCCCAGTCGACGCCCTGGCTGTAGTGGGCGTCCACGCCCAGGCCGTGCAGCAATGCCACCTCGGATTGTGGCCCGGCCATGCCCTGCTGGGGATTCCAACCGACCTGTTGTGCGAGCGCCTTGGCCTCGGCGACGGTCGGATTGCGGCCATACGTCTGCGCGAATGCCAGCGCCGCGGCTGGTCCGCAGAACGCAATCGCATCGCCCGAGCTCAGACCCATCTGGAATTGCGATGTCTCGGGCGTTGGCCGCGCGGCACGATCAGCCTGGTTGGCGATCTGGGGCGTATTGATCGCCTCGCCCTGGCCGGGTTGCTGCGCCTGGGCTGCGGGTGTCTGCAACTGACCCTTGGCGCGCATGTCGCCGAGCGTGCCCTGGATGTCATGCGCAATCGAGTTGACCTGTGTCGCCCAGTTCGGATCGGTCGCGTAGCCGGCGGCGCGGATGTTGGACACCAGGTGGTCGGCGTCGCCATCCTGGGCGTATTGCTGCAGCGCTGGGCCGTAACGCGGATTGTCGCGCAGGAACGCGGCGAAGTCGCGCATCGACTCGACCGGGTCCGAATACGAGCGGAAGGTGTCCTGAATGTTGACGCGCTGGCCGCCATAGACTTCCTGCGTCGCGATCGGCCCGGTATTGGCACCGGTCTGCGGGTTGGAGCCCTTGATGCCGTACAGGTTGTTGCTGGCGACCGCCTGACCCCAGCCCGTCTCGTTGGCGGGGATCGCGAGCAGCACCTGCGCGGGTAGCCCACTCTCGGCGGCGACCTGCTCGGCAGCCGGAGCGAGACTGCGGATGAACGCGTCCTTGCCCTTGCCCACCTCCGTCGGCGCAGTCGCCGGGGCAGGCGTTGGCGTGACGGTCGCTGCCGGCTGCGGCGCAGGCTGCGGGCTCGGCGTGGGTGTCGGTGTCGGCGGTTGCGGCATCGCGCCGGCGGCCTGGGGGCCCAGCACGCGGCTGATCAGGTCCTGCGCCTGCGACGGCACCTGGCCGAGTGCCTGCTGCACGCCGCTGAGCACGTCGCTGGGCAGGGGTGTGCTGGACGGCGTGGGCACCGGTGCCGGCGCAGGCGCGGGCGTCGCAGCAGCCGACGGCTGGGTGAGGTTGGCGATCATCTGGTCGGCCCAGCTCTGGCCGCGATCAGCCTGGCTCTGCGGTGCCGGGGTGGGCGTGGGCACGGGCGCCGGTGTTGGCGTGGGGACTGGCTGTGGCGGCGGCGATGGCGGCGGTGGCGGAGGCGCGGCGGCGGCCTGGAGTTGCGCGAATTGCTGCTGCGCTTGCTGCTGGGCATTGGCGATCTGCTGACCCGCCCACTCGTTACCGGCCTGAATCTGGTTGTGCAGGTCCTGGACGCGCTGCTGCGCCCACATCTGGCCCTGCTGCGCCAGATAGGTGGCGTCGTCCAGCCAGATGCCGCTGCCGGCCACGAGCTCAGGCTAGCCGCATCTGTTCGCTCGGCGCGGCCTGACCGAGGCGGCTCTGGGCATATTGCTGCAGGAACGAGGGCAACGATCCGCCGAGCGCGCCGAGACCTGAACCGAACGCCTGCAACTCCTCGGGTGTCAGGCGCTCGAGCGTGCCGGGCGCGAGTGCCTGGCCACCGCCAGCCATGATGGCCTGGATCGTGCCGAGCGTCTGCCCGTAGTCCCAGCCGGGCGTGACGCTGGTTTGACCTCCGAGTTGACCGGCGAGTCCGGCTGCGGACTGCGGCGTGGGTGCGATCGCGCCGGTGCCCTGAAAGGCGGGCTGCGCGATGTTGCCGGCCAGCGCCCGCAGGTAGGTCGGCACGGACACGTTGCCCTGCGCGCCGCGGAGATAATTCGACAACTGGAAGGTGTTCTGCGGGCCCTGCAGTTGCGCCGCAGTAGCCAGATATTGCTGGCCGAGCTGTCCCTGGGCGAGCTCGAGTTGTCGTGCCGCGAGTGTCTCGATCGGTCCCTGGGCTGCCGCAGGCTGGGCAGGTGCCGCGGCCGGCGCGGCGGGCGCAGCAGCCGGCGCGGCTGGAGCGGCGGGCGGTTGCAGAAACACGTTCGGGTCGCTCGATTGCGTGCCGACCGCCCAACCCTGGGCTACTGGCAGGCCCTGCGCCGAGCCCCAGCCGGCCTGGCCGGTGCCGCTCGGCGAGCCGACGTGCACACGCATGTCGGTGCCCACGAAATAGCCAGTACCGAGGTTCTGCGGTGCCGCTCCGGCGGCGGCAGGAGCGGCCGCCCCGCCGGTCAGGAATTGCTGGATGCCTGGCACGGGTGCTGGTGGCGTAAACCAGCCCGTGAGCGCGGCCGACGATGCCGCCTGGTTGAAGGCCTGGGCCTGCTGAGCGAGCGTGATCTGCGCCTCGAACTGGCGCTGCTGCAATTGCGCCAGCATCTGGTTGATCTGCACCTGCGGGATGCCGATCTGGGTGAGCTGGTCGCGGGCAAGCGCTAGTTGCGCGTCGAACTCGGCTTTTTGCTGGGCGAGCTGCTTGTCGGTAACACCCGAGGTCTGTCCGAAAAAGGTCGCGGCAGCGCCCGTGTCGCCGAACTGAGGCGTCGCACCGCCTCCACCACCGCCTCCGCCGCCACCGCCGCCACTGAACGTGCTTGCGCCAAAGGTGCCACCGCCTTGCTGTTGGCTGAGCGTGACGCCCGTCTGATTGGCGGCCGCCTGCTGGGCGCTGGCGAGATCCGTCGCGTTGACGGTGATCGATCCACCACTGGCGATGTTCGGCAGCGTGAACTGTGGCATCGCTCAGGCCGCCTGTGCTGCTTGCTGCTGTGCATAGTCAGCCAACTGTCGCTGCTGCCACTGGCTGAACCAGTCGTTGGCGGTGGGCTGCTGCTGTTGCTGGGCGCCAGCCGGCATCTTCACCGCGCCCGACTGCAACTCGTTATTCCAGTTCTGCATCACCCCGCCCACGCTCGCCGGCGCGTAGCCCTGGAGCACCGATGGGAGCGCGGCCGGCGCGGGCGTTTGCTGCGACGGTTGAGCACCGCCGCCGATGTTGATAGTCACCGGCGCGCTAGTCTGTGGCGCGGCTCCGGGCTGAGTCCACGTTGCTTGGCCTGGCCAGCCAATTCCGGGTGGGGCATTCGCATTCCAGGCTGCCTGGCTCGGCAAGTTGGGCGGGGGTCCAGCGCTCGCCTGTGGCGCGCCCTGCTGCCCGCCAAAGTATTTCTGAAAGAACGTCGGCAGCGCTGGTGGCGCGGGCTGCTGCGGCGCGGCGAACTGCGGTGCCTGCATCCGCTGCGCCATCTGGTTCATGATGTCCGTGAAGGCCGCGGCGCCCGCGGTCGACCCCGCTGGCGCATTCGCATTCATCTGCGCGAGCGTGCTCAGCACGTTGCCACCCAGGGCCTGAAAGGCATTCGCCCGCGCGGCCTGGGCAGCCTGCGCGGCATTGGCCATCCCCGCTTGGGTAGCGAAGCCTTGTTGCGCCAGATTGCCGGCTGCGGCGGCGGCCTGCGCGGTTGTCGTGCCGCCGAGGGTTGCGTTGATGTAGTCCTGCAGCAGATTGTTGGCGTCCTGTTCGCTACCCGAGCCACCGGGTCCGAAGACCTGTCCCTGAATGGCGCGGATGGCATTGATCTGGTCCTGCAGGCCGTAGGTCGGGCCGAGCAGGCCTTTCTGCATGTTGGCCAGCGTCTGCTGGGCCGTGGCGAGACTGCCGACAGTCTGGGCCTGAGTCGCGCCGATGTTCGCCTGAGCCTGGCCAAGTTGCGCCTGGGCGAGCGGCCCGGCCACTCCGCCCTGTGCCCCGAGGATGCGCGCTTGTGCTTCCTGCTGGAGACGCTGGGCCTCGAGCGTGCCCGTGGTCGCTTCAGCGGCACGCGGCGCAACGCCAGCCTGCGCCTCAGCCGTGGTCGCCTGGGCAGCTTGGGTGCGCGCCTGCTGCTGGAGTAGAGGGATCTGCGCCTGGATCTGGGCCGCCTGCGCACTGAGTTGATTGGCCTGAGCCTGGAGTTGATTGACTTCAGCCGGCGTTCGCGCCGTCGTCTGGGCAGCCGTAGCGTTCTGGGCCAGTGCTTGGCTCGAGGCGAGCACTGCCTGGGCCGCGACGAGATCACGCTGGCCTGGTGCGCCCTGCGTCAGAACGTCCGCCTGGACCTTTGCCGTGTTGGCATTGGCCGAGGCGAGGTTCGCCTGCTGCTGCGCCAGATTGACCTGCGACGGCGTGACTTGCTGGGCGTCGATGGCTTTTTGCAGCATCGACGCGCGCGCGGTGTTGGCCGCCTCGAGGCGGTTCTGCGCGCTCGCCAGCGTCGTGTACAGCGTGTTGAGCTGGCTGGTCGCAGAAGTCAGCTTCTGCGGGTTGGCGATCGTCGCCGGGTCGTTCTGCAGGTTGGTGACGAGGGTCTGGGCGGCGGTGATCTGATCCCACAGCCTGGCAACGTCCGCATTCGCCTGATTCAGTTCCTGATCGGAGCCGGCGATGATCTGGTCAACGGTGTACGTGCCGCCAGGACCAGCGGGTGGGCCGAGGGGCGGTGGTCCAGCGCGCACCTCGGGCGTGGGCGAAGCCGCAGCGGGAGCGGCTACTGTGGGCGCGGCGGGCTGTTCGGTGGTCGTGGGTGCTGCCGCTTGCGCCGTCGGCGGCTGCTGGGACTGCAGCCACTGAAAGAACGCGCCAAGCGCAGATTGCCCACCGAACGCCGGCGCATTGGGATCGGTCTGGCCGCCCGTGGCTTGACCCTGCGGTGTCTGCAGCCACTGACCGATCTGCCCTGCCAACCAGCCGAGCGCCGATTGGCCACCAAAGGCGGGCGCGTTGGGATCGTTCGGATCGATCGCCATATCAGCTACTCAGGGGCAACGCGAGTTGCGCGAGACCAGGCGGAGGCGGCGCCGCCGCCGGCATGGGTGGTGGTGAAGACACTGTTGCAGCCGGCGGTGGCGCCATGGCTGGTGGCGCGAGTGGTGGAGCTCCGGGCGGCGGCGCAACAGGCTGCTGCAGCGCCGGGCGAGGCAGCGCGGGCTGCGCGTTGCGCTGCGCCGCCATGAGCATCGGCAAGGTCGAGGTCTGCGGTGGTTCGGGCACTGGCTGGCCCGAGGCCTCGGCGGCCCAACCCTGGACCTGCTTGGCCGTGCTGATCGCGTCATTCACGTCCTGCGCGCCGCGGAACAGCGAGCCGCGCATCGGGTAGACCTGGTCGAGCGCCTGACCCGGCGGCATGCCGCTGGCAACGAGCTGGTGATATTTCTGATCTGCTGCCTGCGTCGAGCCGAGTGGCGAAAAATTCCAGCGCTGGACTGCCTCGTCCTTGCTCAGCTCCGTGCCACTCTGCGGCTGCCCGAGGCGACCGGCAATGCCCTGGGCGTACTCGTTCACGCGCGAGGCGAACGCGTCCACGGTGCGCTGCAGGATGTCGCCGCTACTTTGACCGGCCACCGCGTTTCTTCGCCTCTCGCTGCGTGTTGAGGGCGATCGCGATCGCCTGGCGTCTTGGCTTACCAGCGGCGACCTCTGTCTTGATGTTTTTGCCGACTGCCTTCGGCGAGGCGCTCTTGATCAGCGGCATGGACTAGTAGCCGTTGCCGTTTCCGTTCTTCGTCGGCAGTCGCTCGTGCAAATAGCCGCCGCCCTGGCCACCGGTCGGCGTCATGCCACGGTGCACACGACACGGCGGGCACGGATAACTGTGCCGATCGGCCTCGAGCATGCCCGGTTGTGGGGGCAGCAGACTGGCATTCAGCCGTGCCAGGCGATCGAGCTCCGGCTCGCTGTTGGGCCCGGCGCGTGAGCCGGCATTGCTCGGCCCGTTCTCCGCTTCGCGCCGCGTCATATGCGCGGAATGCGCGGCACGCGCGTCGCGGCGCCAGTGATGCGCGGCACGACCCCGATCGCGATTCGTGGTGCGCGCGGGATGCGAGGTGCAGCCCCTGCAGGCGCGGCGCGTCCTGCTCGAGGGGCCGGCGCCATGCGTGGCGGAGCGGCTCGAGCCGCTCGAGCGGCGGGTGCTTTCGGGGTACGCGGCATAACGACCTCCTACTTGCCGAGTTTTTTCAGCGTTTGAGCGAGGCGCGCGCGCTGGCCAAGCTTTCCGCCTTTTTCTGCAGCGGCCGCCAGTTTCTTGGCCGGGATGGGCTTATCGCCCTTCACGCCGAGTTGCGCGCGCAGTGCACCCGGTTTCTTGATGGCGCTTTGAATCCACTTCTCGGCCATGGCTATTTGCCTTTCTTGACGGGCACGCCGCGCTTTTTATCGAGCGCGTTGTCCCTCGGACTTCCCTCGCGAATCCCGCGTCGACGGTCGTCCGCGGCATCCTCAGCCGCCGTCCACGGCTTGCCGGTCCGCGGATTGATACGGCCGCGCCGCTCAGCCATAGTTCCCGATTGGGGTGTAGCCCGCCATCTCCACTTTTCTGCTGGTAACGATGATCTTGCCGCGTGAGGCTTCAGCGATCAGCCTCAACTCAGCCAGCCAGCCCCGAATCATTTCGGCGACCTCTTCGTCTGCCGCCTCGACGCTGACGCGGAGCAGCACAGTGGTCAACTCAGTTGACATTGGCGACTAGGTCGCGTTGCCGGTATCGCCGCGATTCCAGCTGTAGCTCTTCTTCGTCGCCGGCGATGCGTTGAACACGTCCGGGTTTTCGATGAAGTTGGCGATGTTGCAGTTGTCGTCCACCGCTAGCGACGTGTCGCCGCGACTGGGGATGCGCCCGGCATCCGAGCGCGGGTAACTGGTCTGATCGGTGCGATCGCCGATCGTTGGCATCCTGCTGCCATTGCCGTTATTTGCCATGCAGGCTATCCACCCGGAGGTGCTGCGGCCCCCGGTCCGACTATCGCGCCCGCTTGCTGGGAAGCGAGCACGTCCTGACGCATCGGCCCAGCGCCAATTGCCCCCGCCATGATGCCACCAATCGCGCTGTTCACCGGCTGTGGAGCTTGCGTGCCTCGCAACTGGCCGGTAGGTCGCCCGCCACCGGGCAATGCTGCCGTCGGCGTTCCGTCGGGCATCGCCTGTCCGCCCTGCACTGCTGCAAACAATTGCGCCATGCGCTGGTCATCGAGTTTTTTGCCCACGAGCTGGAACAGGTAGCTCTGGCCCTGAGGCGTGCTGAACAACAATTTTTCGGTCTGGATCTCGATCATCGTCTCGTCCGGCGACTCATCGCCTAGACCCTTCTCGAGCGCCTGGCGCAGCGGGATGCGACCCTCGAGCGACCACTGCATGAGCATCTGCGCGAACGGCAGGTTTTCGCCTTCCTCGGGCGGATAGTCTGCCCAGTAGTCGTACACGCCCTGGGTCATGTCCTGGGTCAACTCGAGCGCCTTGCGCACCGATTGGCGCATGCCCTTGGGCTGCACCGTGCAGTACACCGGCACCGTCACGTCGTACTTGTCGACGATGCGGTCGGCGATCTCGGTGGCCATGGAGCCCACGAACGTCATCGCCTGCAAACCACCGTTCAGGACGTCGTCATAGACGTCCTGCAGCATGCTGCGAATTAGGGCTCGATCATGCCCCGACGTCGCGCCAGGGCCACCGCCGGCGGCTGCCGAAGGTGCTTCCTCGTGCACCGCGCCGAGCATCAGCCCCATCAATTCGTCGACGTCCTTGTTAGTGCCGGGATGGCTGGCTGGCACGGGCGTGCCGGCCACGTATTGCGCCTTCATCGGCTGGATGTCGATCTCACGCGGCCGTCCGTTCTCGAGCACCAAGTCGGGCGAGACATCGGCGTTCGCAGGGATGAACCAGCCGCCAAACGCGTGCTGCCAGCTATGGGCGAGCTTCGCCGTCGCCAGGTTGTTCATGCCCTGCAAGACGCTCAAAAACGGCCACAGGAACGGCACACCACGCCGGTCAGGATCGGTTTCTGAGGCAAAATTGCAGCCCCACACGAACGTGCCGCACAAGCGGCTGATACCAAAGTCGGCCGCCAGGTCGACCGCCGCAGTCTCGGTCGAGCCGCCCGCGTTCACCCGCTGGGCAATCGTCAGGTTCGAGCCGTCGATGGCCGGCGTGCCAGTGACGCCCTGGCCGATGTAGTAGACGACTGAACCTGGCCGCCACAATTCGTACAGCGTGAACTTGGGGTACGAGCCGCGCGACTGGCTCATGTAGTCCGGGTCGTAGCCGGGCCCGACGTGGCCGCCACCGAAGCGCCAGCGATAGCCGCGCGCCTCGAGGTCCTCCTGCGCGTACTGCGAGCGCACGATCAGCCCGTCGAGGCGGTGCCCTGGACCGAGCAGTGGCAACGCCTGGTCGAGGCCGATAACGCGGATGGTGATCGGCACCTGGCGCGCTTTCCAGTCGAGCAGGTAATCGTCGTAGGTGTTCTTCGACTGCTTGACGCTGTTGGCCCAGAACTGGCGTTTGACCTTGCCGTTCTGGTCGACGTAGCTCGGAAAATCTTCCCAGCCGGCGGCGGACGGAAAGCACAGTACGGCGCCCGAGCCCTGGTTGAACAGCATATCCATGAGCGGCCGCCAGAACGCGCCGTGCTGGTCCTCGATGGCGGTGATGCACGAGTTGGCCCACAGCTCAAGGTCTGAGGCATTGGTGCGCGCATTAATGCTCTTGCCCATCGGATCGCGGTGGAGTCGGGGCCGCTTGCCGGACAGCATCTGCACCGCGTGCAGTGGCACCGTGACGGCATAGGGAAGCTTCACCGCGAGATTGCCGGCGATCGCGGCGAAGTCCTTGGGCACGACCGGGTCCATGCGGTTGTTGAGCCAGTCGCGACAGTCGCGCACCTTCAGACGCGTTGACTGCCACTCGTTGTACTTGGACCACCACATGGTGGCCAGTTGCGTGCAGCTCGGGACGTCGCCTGCGCTAATCACCGGTCTCGAGCACCGGCTCGCCGCGAGCGTCCAGGACGTAGCGCCGGACGATCTCCGACACCTGCGCTAGGCGGTGACGACTGTGGTTGTATCCGCTGTTTTCGAGGCCTCCGCGGCTGCCTCCGCCTCGGCCTGCTCGTCAGGCGTGGCCCTGCGCACCGCCCACTTCTCGCGGACCAGATCGCGTTCGATATGCAGGCCCTGGGCAAGCGCGCCGGCCGCGGCCTCGTCGTCACACCCGGGGATGTCGATGTAGATCGTGCTCGACTGCGCGTCGTCGAGCTGCACCTTGATCTCGCCAACGTTGATGGTGGTGGCCATGGCGTCTCCAGTGTACGAGTCGATGTCTAGGCTTCCTTGTAGCGCTTGCAGGGGCATGGCTTGACGCAGCATTTTCCTTTCAGATTGACGCCGGCATGGTGGCGCTGCGTATGACCACAGACACACACGCTAGTCATTCCTCGCGCCACTTGCGGTTGCCGCCCACGAGCGCGCCCGAGTGACGCACCGCGACGGGCCCGGACATCGCGATCAGCATCGCTCGCACGTTCGCCAATCGCTCGACGGCCAGCCTGACCACATACGCCAGCGCGTCGACCCGGTCATCATGCGCCGAGCGGGGAAAGCGTGACATCTCGCTCGAGAGCGCGTGCCACCACGGTGCCTTGCGATCGACGCTGATATGGCCGGCCTTGGCCCGCCCGGTGATGATCATCGCCCGCGCGATCTTGTCGGCATCGGCCTCGACCCCTTCGATATGGCACCGCTTGTGCTGAGTGAGACGCTCGATGTTGCGAACCAGATCACGCGTGGCACCCTGGTGCTCGTAGGCGCGCTTTTCGATGCCGACGAGCAGCGGTCGCCAGATGTCGATGTACTCGGCCAAAGCGATGTCATGCCGCTGTTCGCCGAGGTGCTCGGCGTACACGTCGAGGACGTGGATCATCGGCAGTTGTGGATTTCGATCGACGGCGACGGTGACGGCGACGGTCCAGTCACTCGAGTCCTTTTCCGAGTAGTTGAGGTCCCAGGCCTGGACGATGTCGCACGCCTCGAGATCCAGATCAGACGGGCGATCGACGAACCAGCCGGGGTTGAGCACCAGGCCAGCGCGCGGTGACGGCCGCTGGTCGTACTGGCTGGAATAGGCGTACGGCCCGAGGTCGATTTTTAACTGCTCAATGCGTTCGGCGCTGAAGCGCTGAGGGCTCAAAAGTTGTGCAGAAGCTGTGCGAATCTCGTGCGGTTTTCCCGAAAACGCGCACGGTTCGAGTTGCGATGGGCGCGTGTGATCAGGGTCGAATTCCATCGGGAGCTCGATGTGGTGGATGCGCGCGCCCTCACGCTCAAGCCAGTCGGCAGTGAGATCCTCCTCGTGCACGCGCTGGCCGACGACGACGCGCACGCCGCCCGGCAAGCGTCGCGACGGATACACCTCGCGCCACGTGGTGAGCACCGTCTCGCGCTCGGCGTCGGACTCGGCCTTGCGCACGTTATGTGGGTCGTCGACGACCACGTACTGCGCGTGCTCACCGGTGACACCACCGGCCATGCTGGTCGCCAGTCGCCAGCCGGTGCGGTCGTTGGCGTAGTAGCTCTTCACGTTCTGGTCCGAGGCGAAGCGGAACTGCTCGCCCCACCTGGTCTGGTACCAGTCGCTCTGCATCAGGCGCCGCGTCCGCCACGCGTCGCGCACCGCCAGACGGGCGTCGTACGAGCTCGTCAGCCAGCGCGACCAGGGCTGCCACGTCCAGCACCACGCCGGCCAGAACACCCCGACGGTCAGGCTCTTGGTGGTCTCTGGCGGCACATTGATCAGCAGGTCGCTGATCTGTCCGCGAGCGCATGCCTCGAGGTGCTCGGCGAGCAACTCCAGGTGCCAGCCGCCGATGAATGGCTCTGACGGCTCGAGCAGTGGCCACGCGCCCTCGAGGAACGCGAGCAGGCCGATGTCGGGCTTCGCCTCAGGCGGGGGCGTCCAGATCGTCTGCGCCTGTGCCGAGCGCGGCGTGTGCAGGCCCAATAAGGCCCAGCGTCTGCGCTGTTGCGGCGACGCCAGCGAGCTTATCGCCGAGAATGCCGTGGGCAATGCCGAGCTTGTCGGCATCCTGGGCGCGACAGTAGGCAGGGTCACCGAACACCTGCGCCTGGACAATCATGGCCTCGAGCGCCGTGCGGAAGTAGGTCATGATCAACTCGATGTCGGTGCGTTGTCGTTTTTCTGGTGCAATTGGTTGCACACCCGCTGTTACCCATCGCGACACCAGCCCATGATCGAGACCGAAGTCGCGCGCGGCCTGGCTGATGGTGGTGCCGGCCATGATGGCCGCGAGCACCTGGGCACGCAGCTCGGGCGGATGCGGGACACCGCGCGCCATGGCTCAGCCATGATTGCAAAGCGGGCAGCGCAATGCCTCGCCGAAGTGTGGCTGGTTGACATCAAGGTCGCGTCTGATCCTGCCGAGGCCATGACAGGCAGGACAGGCGTTCACATCGCCACCGCAGTTCGGGCAATCGCCAAGCACCACCGCCACACGCTGGCGAGTAGGCAGTAATGGCTCGCCTGGCAAACCTGCGGCGCGTACCTCGTCCTGCTCGGCATCGGCACGCAGCCAGGCCTCGAGGCCGGCGCGTGAGCGCTTGTGCTTGACCATGTCCATGTAGCGCGACCAGGAAATCGCAAAGGCTTCCGGATCACTGAAGCGTTCGCGCCATTCATTGGCGATCGCGCGTGCTTCGGCAGGTGTGAGCACGGCCGTTCGTCTTCAACAAGAAATCAAACCGTCGGTCGGTCAGTCGGTTGGTCGCCGGCGACATGAATTGGCGGCTGTGCCAAGCGGCGACGCACTTCTTCAGGTAAAGCAGCGTTGAGCGAGCTGCTGAGCGGTGCCAGACCACCGTCACCTCGCGTGCGCGCGTGCGCACGTACGACAGACCCGACAGACTGACTGACCGGTAGATGATTACCGGTACGGTCCGGTACGGTAGACTGCTGACGTGTTTTGACATCAGCGCTGACGTCATCATGACGTAAGCGCTGACGACGTGCTGACTGAGCCTTCCGGTTGGACTCTCTGCGCAGCGCCCGTTGCTCGGCCAACTTACCGGCGTAGTCCAGCCAGTCATGGATGCGTAATTGTTGCGGCGTCTCCGCCGGCTCCACGAACCCGGCCACTATCAATGCCGCCCAGAAACGCTCCGCCTTACCACTCCACATGCATGCCCTCGCTATCACTGGCTTGCTGTCGGCAGCGATCAGACCATCGGTGGCGTACTCGAGCGCCCACCACCACAGAAAGTGCAGGTAGCCGACCGCGCACGGCACGTTGCAGCCAAGCTCCCGCGCCAGCCGCAGCGTCTTCGGATGGTGGCCCAATGCCTGGTGCGACTCGATCCACGCCATCAGACCGCCATCTCGACCTGTACGAACATCGGCGCATCGTCCGTGACGCGGTTGAAGGCCTGCACCGTGTAGTCGTGTTTCTGCTCGCACAGAATCGCCTCGCGGCCCAGCCGGTCCGCCACCAGGCCCACGGTGCCACTGCCGGCGAACGGGTCGAACACCGTGTCGCCCGGGCGTGTCGAGGCCTTGATGAGCGGCTCGAGCACCTTAGGCGGGAACGTGGCATAGTGCGCGCCCTTGTATGGCGCGGGATTGACGAGCAGCGAGAGCGGCTCGTCCTCCTCGTTTAGCAAAAGCCCCTGCCAAGTCTGAAAGAACAGCTCGCTGTTGCGGAAGGCGCGACCGTTCGGGTTGTATTCGCGCGTGTCCATCCTGAATGATTCGCGCGCGACCCCATCCTTCTTACGCGGGTACCAGTCGCTCTTATTCACTGCGGAAAGTGGCATGGGCTGAGAAGGCTGCCGCACCGCGTCGGCATCCCAAAAATACCGCGCCGACTTGCTGAACAAAAACCAGTATTCGACCGCATTCGCCGGTCGATCTGTGACGCTCTCGGGCATCGAGTTGCGCTTCAGCCACGGCAGCATCGACCGCAAGTACCAGCCATCCGCCTGTAACGCCAGCGCAACCCGCGCCGGCATCATCATCAGGTCTTTTGCCTTGTAGCCAGCGGTTGCAGGTCCTGCGCTGCCGCGCGCCCCGCTTACGCGTCGATTGCTGAGTAGTCCCCGCTCTGGCGATCCGATGCATGAAGCCTCAGCCTGAATTCCGTTATGCCCGGTCGGCCCCTTGCCACTGCCGGCGTAACTGTCACCGAGGTTGATCCACAGCACGCCGTCGTCGCGCAGCACGCGTCGCACCTGACGAAAGACCTCGACCTCGTGCTCGATGTAGAGCTCGGGCGTCGGTTCGAGTCCGTGTGAGCCCAGCCACGCGCCGCAGACACAGAAACCGCCGCGGCCAGCATCTCGGCCGTATCCTTCGCCGTATCCGTTGCGCCCGTTGAATGTCCCGCTGCCGCCGCGATTGTCACCGGGGACTTCGGGCCCAAACTCATGCCCGTGCCCCGCATCGCCGCCCCACACGAGCGGCGGCGTGCCGTAATCTCTCAACCCGAAGTACGGCGGACTGGTCAGGCATGCCTGCACGCTGCAGCCTGGCAGCGTGGCCAGCAGCTCACGCGCATCGCCCCGCAACAGTCGAATCGCCACTAGACGCGTGCGCGCTCCGTGCCATCGAACTGCAGTTGCTGCTGCTGCGACTGCGGCGGCGGCTCACCCGTGCTCAGCGTGACCCACACGTCCTCGCCGAGATGGCCGGTCAGCCATTCGATGTCGTCCACAATTTCATCCACCTCGAGCTGCAGCCGCGTCACCGGGCCGGCCGAGTTGATCGTCGAGCGGATCGCCATCAGGCGCGCCAGGAACATGCACCATCCTCCCTTCTAGAGCAGCCCTTCCTGCTTTCGTTGGCGTTCGATCTCGCGCTGGTCGGCGTCAGCCGGCGGCTCTTCCGATGCTGCGGGCGTGGCGGCATGGGCCATCCGCGCGGCGATCTCGGCGTCGCTCTCAAAAACCTCGTCATACGTGCGGCCGGGTCGCTCGAGCTGTGGTGCCGAGGCGGGCGCGCGCTCGTTCACCTCAAGCGTTTGCTGCGGGCCGTCCTCGGCGAGCTCGACGTCGGCCAATTCCTCGGGAAACGCGTAGCGCAGCGCCTGCGCTGTCGCGCATTTCTGCAGCATGCGCCGCGGCATCTTGCGCCACATCGTGGCACCCGGCGCGGTCATGTCCGCGGGCGCGTATTCCGCCCAATGGGCGACACCCGTAAACGCCGCGCGGACTTGAAACTGCGGGCCGACGAGCTTGTAGACGACCACCTCGACCTCCACGGGCACGTCGAGCGCCTGGTGGTTAGCGAGGTCGATCGCCAGGTGGCCGCGGAAGATCGGCGCACTGATGCCACCATCGCGGCCGGTGCGCGCGGCGATCGCCGAGAAGCCGTCGATACCTGTCTGGAACGTCCACCGTCCGCCGCGCTGGATGTAGTAGCACTGCCGTTTACGGGGATCGAGGCCGCGCGCCTTGGCCGCCAGACAAAACGTGACGAGGCCTGCCGTGTCGACGTTCGCGGCAACACCGCCTGGCCTGGCCATCTCGGCGAGCTCGGGCAGGCTGAAACCGGTCAGCTCGACGAGGTCCTGCAGCTCGAGCGGCCTGGTGCCGAGCGGTCCGGGCTGGGGCGCGGGCGATCGTTTAGTGATCGATGATGAGCTCAAAATGGCAGGTCCTCCGGATCGTCTGAGTTGTCGATGGCTGCGACGACGCGGGCATGCGGATCGAGCTCCTGGGCCGCGATGCGGGCTACCCGTGGCGCCGGCGACTTGGCGAGCTCCTCGAGCACCTGGTGGCGCAGCAGCACGGCATAGATGTGCAGGGCATCCTTCGCGCTTTCTGAGTCCTCGACGGGCAGGCTGATCATCATCATCAGACCTTCGGAGCCGTAGTTTCCGTCGCTGTATTTCCGCTCGTACACCACGCTGATGGTCGTGGGTGTCATCGGCCACGTCCTCGCAGCGCGAGAAAAGCCAGCAGCGCGACCAGGCCTACAAAAAGCAGCAGCAGCACGATCAGCAGCGCTCCACTATCCACCGAGCGGATGCAGCGAGTACGCCTGCAGCGTCTCGCCCTGGCTCACGACGTGCGGCTTTATTCGTGACCCGAGTGGCTGCTGCTCGCTCGGCACGTCGGGTTGACGAGGTCGCCGCGCCAGGTCGCACGCCAGGCAATAGCGCGAGCGGACCAGTGGTACGAACTCGCAGCCCTTCGTCGCGCACTGCCCTGGCTTCACAGCTCCAGGTCCTCGAGCGCCAGTACGTCGTCGGGGATCGCCACGGGCCCGGCCCACTCGCGAGCAAGCGCGGCCACGCTCAGGTAAGTGCTCGAGTCGGTGCCCTGCCTGCGCACCGCGAGCCGCCCGCCGAAGTCGACCACGGTGCACAGTCGCGGCCGCACCGCCTGCTCGAGCTCGGGCAACAGCCCGCGTATGCGCCACCAGTAGAGACCAGGCATGGCAGGCGGATCGGTGCGCCACGGCACGCTCGGCGGATACAGCCGTTCAGCCGGCGGCTCGTACAGGACTGGCCGCGGCACAGGCGCGGGCTCGAGTGGTTGCGGTTCGAGCAGGCGTTCGGCGCGCAGGTCCTGCACGTGCGCGCGGAGAGAAGCAAGCCGTTGCTGGCGATCCTCTTCGTTCATCGGCCAGACGTACTCGTCGTCATCGAGTTGATCGGGTGTCGGCTTGCGAAAACTCAGGCCGAACATGACATCTCCTCGTAGCCCATCGCGCGTTTGACGGCGCGTGCGATCGCGCGGCCCATCGGCAGTGGCACGCCATTCGCGACCGCTTTGAGCTTCGCGTCCTTGCGGAACGGCATGTGCTCCGTGAAGTCGCGCGGCAGGCCCTGCAACTCGCAGGCATCCTCAAGCGAGTAGACGTAGCCTTTGGGCAAGTTGTCACCGCCGCCATGCCCAGCCGGTACCGGCTGGGCAACCCACGACAAGCGATCCGCATGGCGTCCCGTGAGCGCGAATGGTCGCCGGCCGCGCATTACTCCCCCGCCGTCGCTGGATGTGACCCCTAAAGCGACGGCGGGATGCTCAAAGAGCGCTACGTCGAACGGCAAACAGGGCGCGATGCCGTAAGCGTCAGAGACAAGCCGATCGAGTCCGAATGACAGTGCTCGCACACGATTCTGTTCCGCGCCCATCTCCGCGGGATCAGAGAACCAACGGTTGTTGACGACATGCCGGCTGACGAGATATCCGTCCACCACGGGTTGCGGCGCCGCCGGCACGTTCTCCATCAGGAACCACGCCGGGCACGCCTCGACCACGCAGCGCTCGAACTCGGGGATAAGATTGCCGAACTTCGGCTCATAGCCGTTGTGGCGCACCATCACCGCGAGGCGGCTGAACGCTTGACACGGTGGCCCGCCGATGACCCCATCGAACACGCCGCCTGGCGGATGAAACTGGCGAATGTCGCCGCCCCAGAGCACATCAGGCCCACGCACGACACAGAAGCCTTCCTGCTCAAACGCCATGTCGAGCAGGCCGATACCGGGGAACAGCGACAGGATCAAGCGCACGACCATGCTCGGGCGCCGCCCATGCTGAGCCGTTGCGCCAGAAAGCGCACCGCCTGCCACGGCGAGAACGGATCGAGATACCCCCACGCATAAAAGCGCTGCAGCTCGCCGCGCGGGTGGAGTTGCGCCGCGCCCAGCTCGCCCGAGCGACCGATGCTGTACGGGTCAAATGAGCCGCCTGTTTCACAGCGAACCACGCGCAATAGCCAGGCGCGGGAAATACCGATCTCCTCGCTGTACTGGTCAATCGCGGCGAGCGTGTCGTCGGGCGTGTAGACGCTCTGGGCGTGGAGCCCGATCGCGGCACTGAGCAGCATGCCGAGCACGATGCCGAACAGTCCCGCGAGCGCCACACGCGTCATGGCAAAACCTCGAGCACCGACAGTCGCCCATCGGCATTCCGCCCACAGCGATGCCAGCCCGCCTTGAGAAAGCAATAGCCAGGATTCGTCGAGCGAA